CTGGCGAACCGATCTCCCATCCAGAATTCCCTGCGTTGGCGCTGCCGTCGAGCACGACCCCGGCAACTGGCACCGACACCTCGTCAGTGATGTTTGGGATGGTGACGACAAACTGAGGATTTCCACTGCTAATCTGTTCTATGTTGTAATTGATCGTCCCTTGAAAGGCGCCACCATTGGGGCTGCCGATCGCACTGTTTATCTGGCTGAACGACTGCGAAAATCCACTTGAAAGCGCAGAGTTGATTTCTGATACAAGCGACGAGAAGGCGCCGTTGATCGCATTGGCGAGATTTGGAAAGGCTTCTGCGAGACTGCCGATAGTGGATTGCATCCCACTATTTAATTCGTTATCGAACTCTTGTAAGGCGTTGATAGCATTATTCAGCAACGATCCAAGAGCGTTGTTGATGCCGGTTGCAAGAGATGAAAGTGCGGTATTGATCTGACCTTTTAGGGCCAACAGCGCACCATTGATCGCGTCGACCAGCGAAGAATTCAGGCCAGTGACCGTCGAATTCGTGCCAGACAGGATCGCCGACGCCAGAGCCATGGACATCGCGTTCAGCGACTCATCTGAGCAATCCCAGTTATAGACGCCGCCTGGACTTGCCGCGACCACGCCGGCATCGTAACCGGCGTCACCTGACGAGACGGCGAATTGGATTGCGCTCTGTCGCTTGGAATCGTAGATCGCCTCGATCAGTTCGGCCTTGATCTGCTGCGCTTGCGCCAGGGTTAGAAGCGGGATGGACGCCGTTGCTTGCAGTGCCGGAGTCAACGCCAGTCCTGCCGCAGACGACATCCACACATTGATGGAAGACTGATACGGCGACGGATCGGAGAACGGCTGGAAGGTTGGAGCCTCGCCATTGTAGACGATCAGACCGAGTGCGGCTTCCTCCCACTGCACATACTTGACGTTGGTCGCGAGACCGGAAACTGTGAGCGGCTGAATCTGATAGCCGTCGACGGAAACGACGCTGTCACCTGGGTTGATGTAAAAACGCATCGTTATCCCAAATCAGGTTCGGCGCAGAGCGTCTTGGCTACGCCGCCGTCTGCGAGCGCCACAGGAACGGCCGCGGCGCCTTTCTGCGATACGCAATGTGTCTTTTTGGGTGGCGAGATGATGTAAACGATATTTTGATCTGATTGCAGGATCACGTCGCCATTCGGCGCCTCAATCGTCATGCTGCCGTCTGGCGCCATCTTTATAATCTGCTTGCCATTCGGCTGCTGCTGCTGTTGTTGCTGTTGCTGTTGACCGGTGCCGCCGTTTGATTCAGTCGTCGTGTTCCCTGACTGCGACGTGTTCTGCCCGGTTTTGGTGTAGCCAGGGCCTCCGATCAGGAGCGTGCCGTCTTGCTGCGCATGAATGGTCGCGCCGTTCTGATGAATGATGGCATGCTCGCCCGCCTGCAATTCAGGCGGCTTGTTTTGATGCGACCAATGGCGCGTCATAACGCGCGCTGACAGATGATTGCTTTCCTGGTTATGCACCTCGACCGGATCACCGATGTTCGGCGCCGAAGCGATGCCATAACCATTGCCGACGGCAAGACCTGTCAAGGGAATCCACGCCGACTCGGTGCCTTCGGGCTGGTATTGAATCTTAACCGAGTGCGTTTTGGAGTCGTAGCTCGACACCAGGCCGACACGCGGCGGATTGTGATACTTACGCATGGTGCGCGCGACCTCGCGGCGCATCACGGAGACGAAGGAATCAAGGTACATTTGATCACACAACGCTGCCGGTCAGCATCGTGAAGCCTTGCACCGGCGTCTGCTGGAAAGGATTGGTCGGCTGTTTCGGTTGATTCGGATCAGGATTCGGAAGGTCTGGATTTGGCGAATAGCCAAACGACCATTGCGGAGAATTGTAGCCCGTAATCTCCATGTCGTAGCCGTCGTCATCGTTCATGCGATGCACGACCTCGTACATATAGTAGGTCATGTCGAATGAGGTCTGCGTTCCAGACAGTGCGATCATCATCGTCGGCTGCACGACCACGTCGCCGCGCATTTGCACCTCGATGGTGTATTCGTGCATCTGCGCGTAGCGCTGGCCTGCGTTAGCCAGTTGCTGAACTTGTTGCTGGGTCTTATTCGGGATGCGCGCGGCGCCCTGATACTTGCCGGCGCCAGCCATGGCAGTGTAGGCTTGGTTGTCCGATTGCTTCCAACTCATGACGCCGTACTGGACGCCTTGCCCCAGATCAAAGTTGTGGATGCAGTTCAGTTTTTCCATGTTGCCGGCATCATAGTCATCGGTGCCGATGCCTGCCTCTGTTTGAGACGAGACCTCTCTGCCGATTTGCGGCGGCCGATAATGAATGGCGTATGTTGAACTGACAGCCGTTCCTGGCGCCACGTAATAGAGCGTATTGCCGACAACGAAGGCGACGTAACCATCTTGATGCGCAAGCGTCTGAATGACATCCCACGGCGTTTCCAGATCGGAATTGAAAACGGTGTTGCCTTGGGCGTCGACATCGCCAGCCATAGAGCCCGGACCTGCGACGACCTGGAGGCCGGCTTGCGACGCCAATTGAGTCACGATCTGGCTGGTGGTCTGATTTGTCCACGACGCGTCGCTGCGAGTATCGAGCAGCGGGCGGCCTTTGTCGCTCATTTGAGCGGTGACAGTTCGCGTGCCGAAATCCACCGTGGCGTAATCGATGTAGCCGGTGAGGATCGTCGCCGTGGTCTTCTGCGCGTCGCCGTTGGTGGCGATAAGGGATGCCGGAATGAGTCCGCCCTGCGACCAGAATTGAGCGCCCGGATTGGTTGGATCATCGACCGCCATCGTAATCTCTGCGGTCGATTGCTGGCCGGCGCTCTGAATCAGGCGCGCCTCGAAGGCCATGATATTGATGGTGTCGTTACCAATGAGCAGCCACGCGCGCGGCTGGCGCGCGATCCCATTCTCTGCCATCGCGCCCTCCTCTGTTATGGCCAGGCCGCGCTTGGATCGACGGCCGGAATTTGCAATGTGCCAGCGAGACGTTGAGCATCGTCGATGGACAGAATGAAATCGGGCGGCTGGCCCGGAAAACCGTTGAGAGCGGCAATGCGCCACCATTGCGTCGCGTCGTTGAGATACAACTCGGCAATGCGCATGAGATTTTCACCGCCGATCACTTGGATCGTGGTGACGCCGGCAGGTGTACCGGCTGGAACTGGTGCCATCGTCAGCCTCCAGTGTCGGTGAGATTGGCGATGATGCGACCGAGATAGGCAGTTGCCGTCTCCATGTCGCTTTCGGCGGCGACGGCGTTGGCTTCGGTTACGAAGGTGGCCACGCCATCGAGCGTTGAGGCTCCAGTGATGGCGTCGAGATTGATGCCGATCGGAGTTCCAGAGCCTGCGCCGAACGCCGCATATGCGTTTTGGAATGCCGCGATGATAGGTTGCAATTGCGTGAGCGATAGATCGTCCAGCGTGCCTGCACCGACGATGCTGGCCATCGTCGATTGCGCCCCAACGAGAGCGGCCGTAGCAGACGATGGAATTACGGCGCCGCTGTTAGCCAGCGCCATGATCGCTGCAATGTCTTCGTTGACGACGCTGTTTAGAGACGGCGCTAGATTGGACGCGTTGAATGGTTGCACACCATTGTCAGCAACAACCTTACAGACAATGCGATAGCTGATTTGCCATTCGTGCTTGTAGACCGCCTCAAAGTCGGCAACGATGACCTGATATGAGAACGATCCCCATGTCAGAGTTACCTCGGTGCCGGACTGACGCAACGTATCGACAGCGCGAGCGCGCTCTGCCGCGGTTCCTGGGATGCCGGCGATCGTATAGAAATGTCCGGCCCAGTGAATGTCGGCCGGGTCTGGACCCATGGCGTCGATTGTACGAAAGCCGCCCAGATTTTTGTGAACGGCCATCATCTGCTTGCCACCAAAATTAATGGTGTCGGGGATTTCGCGCTGGAGAAAGGAGATGTCTCCCAGCGTGAGAATGGCCGGTTGCGCCATAGCGAATCCCTGAAATGAAAAAGGGCGCCGCGTGGCGCCCTTTGCTGAGATGATGACGACGACTGTTAGACCGGCAGCGTCGGCGTATGGGCGTATGGATCGGGCATGCGCGCCCCGCGCGTCGGCTGGTTACCCATTCTCGCCGTATGGCGATGCACCGACTTGGTGATCATGCGGCCGTCGAGTTTCGTCGTGTGATGAATGGTCACGTCGTGTCCGGCAGGCTGCGCGATGGCATCCGACGGCGTGTCGCCTGATTCTCCGGCGTGGGCTTCAAAATCGTGCCGCCACTGCGCAGTACCGCGGCCCGCATTCCAATCGCCGTAGATATTGCCGTGGCCTTTTCCCCAGACGTGGAAATGATTAAGGATGTAGCGACCGTTTGGATCGCTTACCATTCCCTGGTCGGTGGCGCCCTTGATCGTATCCGAGCCTGCGAGCGCAGCGTCGATGGCGGCATTCATCTTCGCCATCAGCTTCGGATTATTCCGAAGACGACGCATGAATGCCGGCAACTGTCCGCGATTGATCGGCCCATAGAAGCCGCTGTGCAATGCCTGCATCAGCGACTTGTGCTGAAATGACGATCGGTTCATTGCCGATTCGGCAGTCTGCGTCGGGTTGCCTTCCGACAAAAGCATTGCGGCAAACTGTAGCCGCTTCTGAGGATCAGACAATTCCTTGCCGAAACCGGATCGAGCAGCCCTGATGTAAGCGTTGCCGTGAAGACCGGCGAGGCTTGCATCGGTGGCGGCTCCTTGCGCCGCAGCAGCGGCCGCGGCCGTG